GACCTATACCCTGATTATAAGGAAGCAATGAATCAAGCGTTGAACAAATATTACTATAACAAATCAATTACAGTATGGGAAAAAAGATATGTTCAAAATAAACCACCTAAAGTATGTATAACGGGAACTTTGTGGGCTAGTGGTGATTATATTGATTTAAAGATTCAACAACTAAAGAAAGAACATAAATTTACAAAGCACCCTAAATACCCATACACTTGGATAAGCGAAGATAAAACTTGCGTAATTATTCAAGTACCCGCATTAGATTACGAAACAAACGAAAGCACTTGCCCTGAGATAAAATCTACTCAAGATTTGTTAAAAGAAAAAGCAAATATGGAAGATTACTTGTGGGAAACAAACTTTCAACAAAGGCCAACAAACCCTGAGGCATTATTGTTTAGTTATGATAAATTAAGAACATACACTAGCATTCCAAGTAGTGATTATATTGGAACTTATGCCGTAATAGATGCCACAAGAAAAAGTGGTAAAGACTTTTTTGCAATGCCAATATTTAAAAAGGTAGATAACGATGGCAACTTTGATTATTATTTAAAGGATTGTTTGTTTACAAGAACTGCAACAAAAGATATGTATAATGACATTGTAAATAAAATCATTAGTAATCATATTATTTGTTTAGTCATAGAAAGTAATGTTACAAGTGAACTAAAGCAAGCCTTGGATGCTATGCTTGCCACTAAAGGTGTAAATTATTGTGAAATAATAGAAAAATATAATACAATGCAAAAATCGGCGAGAATTACAAATGAAATGCACCTTATTAAAAAGGTTCTTGTGTTTCCTGAGAAATCTATGTATGGTGTCAATACCGATATTGGAAGATATATGGAAAATTTGACACTTTATAATAGTGAAGGAACAAACCCTAATGATGATGCCCCTGATAGTGCGGCTATGTTTTGTAGTGAGATAATTGAAGAAAATAGTCAACCACAAACGGCTAAGCCATTACCTAACATTAGACAATTTTTTTAAAATAAAATGTATAATTTGACAAAAGATAAAAAATAATGTATATTTGTTGTGTAAATTAAGAGTAAAACTCGGCAAGGAGTTGAAAGATGAAAACTTTTGGAAGAAAAACAATTTTTGCTAACTATACGGAAGAACAATTGTTAAAGGGAACGGAAGAAGAACAAAAAAGCAAAATTCTTGACATTTTACAAAATAGCGTAGAATTACACGAAAAGAACAAGGCGGACACCATTTATTTACAAAATTATTTATATGGCGACCAAGACATAAAAGACAAAGTAAAATTAACAAGAACTGATATAAATAACAAAGGTGTAGAAAATTGGGCTTGGGCTTTTCAAGATTGGAAAAAAGCATTTCTTTTAGGGAAACCAATACAATATGCTCCACTAGATGATAAAGCTAACGAAGAAATAACGCAATTAAACAATTATGTTAATTATGAAGACAAAGACCAACTAGACCAAGACATATATGAAGATATATTTACTGTTGGTCGTGGCTTTAGATATGTAAATGCAAGCCCAATAAACGAAGATGATGAATCTCCAATAGAATTACTTAATTTAGATGTAAAGAATACCGAAGTCGTATATTCTAGTTCCATAAATCACGAGCAATTATTAACTTTTGTTGTAACAAGCAAAAAATACATAGTACAAGAGGTTGATCCAAACACGGGGAAACCTGCCAATGTGCCAAGAAATTACAACGAATATAATGTTTATACAAGAAACAAATTATATGTAGTTAATGACAAAGAAGGTTGGAATTTAAAATCATTTACCGATGAACAACCAATTATACATAATTGTCATATAATTACCGAATATTATTTTAATAGGAAAAGAATGAGTTTCTTAGAAATATGCAAAGACATTTTTGATGACATTAACTATGTAGAAAACCTTGACAAAGATGATATAGAAGGTTTTGTAAATGCAATAATGGTGTTTACAAACGCCGAAGTAAACAAAGAAGCAATGGAAGCTATCAAAGAGTATGGAGCGGTATCTATTAAATCTACCGACCAAAAGAAAGCAAGTGTTGAATTGTTACAATCAAGGTTAAAATCACTTGATACACAAATTTATTATTTAAGAAAGTTAAGTGCCTTACATAGCATATTAAGTGTTCCTCAAGCAACTAGCAACGGAGATTTAAGCAATGCGGAAACGGGTAAAGGTTTCTTGACAGGACAAGGTTTTACAAGTGCAAGTGTAAGAGTTGAAAATGAAGAAAAATCATTTAAGAAATGCGATAGAAATTCATTAAAAGTTATTTTAAAAATATGCAAAAGTAAAGATGCAAGTCAAATCAAGAATTTAAAAGTAAGTAATATAGATATTAAGTTTAGTAGAGATTTAAGCGATAACTTGTTGACAAAGACACAAGCATTAATAAATCTTGCTACGGCTCAAATACCTCCTGAAATTAGGAATGCGGTTGTTGGTTTGTTTAGCGATCCCGTAAGCGTTACTAAATTACAAGAAGCATTTATAGCGGAGCAACAAAAATTAAAACAAGAAATAGAAGCTAAAAAAAGTAGTAACAACGAAGGCGGAATTAACGAGCAAAATAACGACATACAAGATTCAACACAAATAGAAAATCAAGGGCAATAGCCCTTTAATATGGGTTTAGTGTAACGGAAGCACGGCAAGCTCCAACCTTGCTAGTTAGGGTTCGAATCCTTAAACCTGTGCCATATTGCTAGTTGGTGAAGCGGAAACACAAGCGGCTTTGAACCGCTCATTCGGTAGTTCGAATCTATCACTAGCAACCAATTTATAGCTTTAACATTTGTGAGCTTACAAATGTAAATATAAATCATTCTCTAAAGGTTTTTGTTAGTTACCGTAAAAAACTATCGTTAAGAAGGAGATGAAAATATGAACAGAGATGAAGCAAAAAAAATATTAGGAGAGAACGCAACCGAAGAACAAATTACAAATTTTCTAAACAATTATCATTTAAACGAAAACGCAAAAATTAAAGATTTGCAAGACCAACTAAACACATTAAAAGATGAAAATAGTAAGTATAGCGATTATGACACAATTAAAACTAAATTAAATGAAATTCAACAAGCAAATATGAGCGAACAAGAAAAAATAGAACAAATGAAGAAAGAAACGGAAAACAATTTGCGTGAATCTAGAATAATTGTTAATACCGCTAAAGCAAAAGAAATTCTTGCGGGTGAAAATATCGATGAAAAATTGATAGCAAGTTTAGTTGATGATAATTTAGAAAACACAATTGCGAAAGCGACAATGTTTAAGCAAACATTAACAAATCTAAAAGATAGCGTTGCTAAGCAAACAAAAGAATCTTTGGTAAATGTGGACTTAAAACCTACTATTTCAAATGTTAATCCAAATCAAGATGAAGTAATGACTTTGGAAAAATTTGGCCAATTAAGTGCCGAAGAACAAAACAAATTCATTACGGAACATCCTGAAGAATTTGAAAAATTATAAAAAGAAGGAGAGAAAAATTAACTATGGAAAAATTTAGAGATAAGATTTTCAATGAACAAGTATTTGAAAAGTATTTAAGAACTTTACCAAGTACAAAAGAGAATAGTCTAATCAAAAATGGTCTATTTACAGTAGTAAACAAATATGGTGCTAAGTTAAAAGACCAAACAGGTGGATATGCTATCGAAGAACCAATTAAAGGTAGATTAGGTGGCACACCTTCAAATTACGATGGAGATACTAATATTTCAAAAGGAACTGAAAGAATTACATTCCATCAAAGAAAAATTGCTTATGGTAGAGCAAAAGCTTGGGGAGAATATGATTTCGCAAGCGATATAAGTGGAACTAACTTTATGGCTGAAGCTCAAGAAGTTAAAGATTATTGGGATGAACAAAGACAAGGAGTTGTATTATCAATTCTTAAAGGTATCTTTGGAATGACTGGTGGTGTAAATGGTGAATTCGTAGAAAAACATACATACGATGTTAGCGAAAGTGCCGTTAGCACAAATTTAAGTGCGGATGCTATGAATAGAGCAGCACAAAAAGCTTTAGGAGATCATAAAGCAAAATTAGATATTATATTTATGCACAGTGTAGTATCAACAAATCTTGAAGGATTAAACCTAATTGATTTCTTGAAATATACTGATAGCGATGGCATTCAAAGAGATTTAACAATTGGAACATTTAACGGAAGATTAGTTGTAGTTGATGATGATGTTCAAGAATTAACAGGTTATGAAGAAGCAACAAGTGCAACAACAGGTGCTTTGCTAGTAGTTAGTGGAACACCAAGTGCTGGCCAAGTTAAACTTAGTGATGTAAAAGCTAGCGATTACTATCCTGAAAGTGTTGCGGCTAATGATTATGTAGTTGAAACACATAAATACATTTCTTACGCATTCCAAAAAGGATTCTTTGAATATGAACCACTAGGCGTTGAAAGACCAAGTGAATTAGTAAGAGATGCTTATACTAAGGGTGGCTTCACCGATTTAGTAACAAGAATAAGAGAAATCATTGTTCCTTATCTAATTTCTTACAAAGGAACTGGTAGTGTATCACCAACTAATACTGCACTAGCAACAGGTTCAAATTGGGAACTTGCTAACGATGGTGCTGCTGAAGACAAAGTTTATGTTGATGGAAAACTAATTCCAATAGTAAGAATTATCTCAAGAGGATAATTGCAAAGGAGAAATAACTTATGGATAGCGAAAACACACAATTAGAATTATTGCAAGAAAGAATAGAGTATAATGTCAATATTTTTGGTGATGAAGAAACCTACGAAAAGGTGTTAAATAGATTGCTAGAAGATAGTAAATATATAGCACTATCCATAAGGTTTCCTTACCAAGATTATTCAAATATGGAGTTGCCTTCTAAATATAAAAATTGGCAATTAAGGTGTTGCCAAGAAATATATCAAGGCATAGGCACGGAAGGTATTAAATCTTATGCCGAAAATGGATTATCTTGGACTAGAGATAGTGGTTATATATCTTACGAATTAAGAAGCGAAATTGAATCAATTGTTGGCTATATAATGCCAAAGCAAGAAACAACGGAAGAAAACGAAGGTGATTAGTATGTTTAAAGCACCTAATCATATATTTCAAAATTGGAACAAAGATTTATATATTGCAACCAAAAAGGAAGTTGTTTTAGATGATTACGAAAACGAAATAATCAAATACAATACTCCATTCTATTTTGGGAAGGTTAATTATCAACCTTTAACAAAAAAAGATTTGGAAGCATATTATAAAGCTTATGGTGAAACTCAAAATAGCATAATTAGTTTGTTAATAGATTATACCGAAGATAATAAATTTAAAGCATTTGATGTAGCATACTTATACGGAGCAACGCCTGAAGGCGAAGCCGAAAACGGCGACAATGCAAATTATATTGTAAGGTCGTATAAACCACAAAATACAAAAATAATGGTAATATTTGAAGAAATTGTAAAGGAGGAGAACAATGGAAATACCTAAAGTAAAAGTTAGAGATATTCGCAATGGTGCGATATACGAGGTAAGAAAATCTTTGGCTAGTGATTACATTGGAACTGGAGATTTTGAATTAGTAAAAGATGAAAAGGAAGAAAAAAAACCTAACCTTTTCAAAAGCAATGATAAATAATGTTAAAAGTTGATTGTGAAGTTAAGGGCTTAAAAGAACTTGAAAATAAAATTCAATACATTAAAAAGCTAACACAAATGAAAACCAACAAATCTTTTCAAAAATTTATACAAGATAAAGTAATGGAAGCATTGGTATATGTTATGGAACAAAGATTAGGAACTTGGTTTACAACAAATGATGAAAGTATAGATTTATATAGGAGTAGTAATCACATAAAAGAATTAGATGATGGTTTTATACTATATAACGATGCCAAAGTTCCCGCCGAAGTTAATGGCGTGCAAAATAATCTTTCCAACTATCCAAATGGTGAGTTTAGTATTGCAATGGCATTTGAATACGGAGTAGGCATTATAGGAATGTCAACGGGAAATCCAAATGCTTGGGAATACAATGTAAACGATTACAATTTTGGTTGGGTTTTACCTAATTCCGTTGCGGAAATGTATGGATTGCCAAAAGGAAGGGAATTTGCGGGTTATCAAGGATTTGAAATATTTAGATATACAATAGAAAGAGTAAAACAATATTTACCTAAATGGGTAGAAGAATATTTTAGGCAAGAAAGAGGTGCGGAACAATGATTGATAAATATGAAGAAATTTATGCAAGATTCAAAGATTACATAGAAAGTAATTCACAATACAATGCCAAAGTTGTTAAATACAACACAAACACCTCGACCTATTTCCCCATTGTTACTTGTGTTTTAGATGACAACAAAGACACCGATAATTGCACAAACGATAAAATAGAGTTTTATGAAGCCCATTATTACACTATAAACATTTATACTAAGGATCAAAATAAGACAGTTACAAATGTTGTAAATGGCGAAGAAACTAGCCAAAATGTAAAAGTTGCTTCGCAAGTTATAAATAATGAATTAACAAAGATGACTATACAATTCTTTGATAAATTAAATATGAAAAGAACCCTATGCAAATACACACCAAACATCGATACGCAAGTCTTACGAAGAACAATTAATTATCAATGTATGATAGGTAATGTAAGGGGAAATATAATAAGGAGATGAAATAATGGATTTTAATAGCATTGAAGATAGAGCTTTAAGTGAACATCGTGGTAGTGCGTTATTAATGAAGAAAGCAAGCGGCAAATATTCTATCTTATTGCCACTTGAAGGCACAGGCGAAAATGGATCTGCACCAAACCAACTAGATAAAACCGCTATTGGTAATAGACAAGCAACAAGTGTTGAAGGTAGAACTGAAAACCCTCAAAAACAAATGCCATTCTTCGCACATAGAGATAATATCAACATTCTTGAAGATATTAAAGGCGAGAATCACGAGTTCTTAAGATTACTTCCTGATTTTACAGGATTCAAATATAGTGGAACTATCAATTATATGTTAAACAACACGGATGTTGGTTCACTAGAACAAGGACAAATTACAATTACACCAACAAGCACCGATGAATATGTAGAAAATTGTTATTCTTTAGTTGAAGATACAGTAGTATTTACAAACTCAATTGATGAGGTTGTTACTTTAACGGGAACGGCAAGCAAATCAATTACACTTTCACCAAACCCTGCCGATGCAACATTAGCTGCTGCTAGTGCGGCTACGGGTGTTGCGACAGCTGCCATTGCAAACAAAGTATTAACTATTACTGGCGTAGCGGCAGGAAGTGCAATTGTAACAATTACCGCTTCTAAAACAAATTATGCAACATTTAAGAGAACAATATTAGTAATTGTAAAATAACTATAAAGGGAAATAGGAGATAATTATAATATGAAAAAAAATGAAATAATAGAATTAAATGGTGTAGAATATACACTAGAATTAAATAGAGATAGCTTTTTACAAATAGATAAGATTTGTAATGTGCAAAAATCTATGGAAATCATTCAAAAAGGGTTATACGAATATGTCGATGAAATAGATGACAACTATAACCCTTTGGAAAATGTCATTAGCGATGATGACATTGAGAAGGAAGTCCAAGAAAAAGAAAACACATTACATAAAATTATAGAAAGAAGTTTCTTTATTTGGATGTATCCAAATCACAAACTAACAATTTCACAAGTAAAGGAATTGCTTAAACCATACTTTGATGATGAAGAAAAAGCCGAATGGCTTGGAGAAAAGCTAGGCCAATACTTGCAAGAATGCGTAGAAATTAGAGAAGAATATAATCAACAAAGAAAAAACTTGAAAGCCCAAGCGAGCAAGAAATAATTCAAAATCAAGAAGAAGATATATTTAAAAAATATAATAATTCTTATTACGAATATTATTGTAATTATCTTTTTCCACAAGCTTTGGAATACGGTATGAGTGCGGAAGAATTTTGGAAAGATGATCCACAATTATTCAACTCATATCGTATTTCTTTTATTAAAAGAAAAGAAAGGGAAATGGAGGAAGAAGATTACAAAAGTTGGTTGCAAGGGCTATATATTTACGATGGCAATGGGAAACTATTTGCCACATTAAGACAATTTATAAGCAACACATTGGCAAGTATGTTCAAAGGCAAAAAAGATAATACAAAAATAGATGTTTATCCTAGTAAACCTTATTTTGAATTAAAAAAAGAAGAAGAAGCTAAAAAGAAAAAAGAACAAGAAGAAAAAGAAAGAAATAAAAAATATGAAAATTTTGAAAACTCTCTAAAATATTATGGAACAATGAAACAAAGATATTTAGAAAAGCTAAAAAACGAACAAGAGAAAGGAGAGTAATATAGATGAACAATGAAACTGAAGTAAGCATAAAGTTTAAGAATACGATTACGAATGAGAATAAGCTAAAAGAGTATGCTAAAACTTTACAAAAAATACATTCCGTTTTGTCTAGCATAGAGCAAGGCAAAATTAAACAAATGGAAGATAGTTCTAAAGAAATGGGCAATGTTTCAAAAGAAGCCGAAAGAATGGCTAAAAGAACAAATACCGCATTTGATTATAGAACTTTGCGACTATTTGCGGGTTCGCTATCTCGTGTATATAGCGGTTTAATTAAAGTTACACAAAAAAGTAGTGAATTTTTAGAAAGTTTCAACTTATTTCAAGTTGCGTTTAATGGAAGTTATACCGAAGCCGAAAAGTTTATTAACAAGATGAGCGAAATGTATGGTCTTGATGAAGCTTGGCTTACAAAAACAACTTCTTTATTTAAACAATTAGCTAATGCTATGGGTATGGGTGCGGAAACAGGTGAAAAGTTATCTAAATTATTAACGCAAATGTCCGTAGATATTTCTTCTTTATATAACCTTGATGTCGATAAAGTTCCTCAAATTTTACAAAGTGCTTTAGCAGGCCAAACAAAGCCCGCAAGAAGATTAGGAGCGGATATAACACAAGCAACATTACAAACGACATTAGGTAATCTTGGTATAGACCAAAGTGTTGCAAATTTAAGCTACGCCGAGAAAAGATTATTAATTGTTATTTCTTTAACACAACAATTGACAAGGGCGACAAACGATTGGGGTAGAACATTAGAATCTCCTGCCAACCAAATGAGAATATTAAGTGAACAATTTAATAGGTTGACAAGGGAAGTTGGTAATGTTTTCTTACCAATATTAGCAAAAATTTTGCCTTACTTAAATGCTATATTAATGGTATTAACCGAAATCATAGCTATTATTGCTAGATTATTGGGTTATAGAAAAGATGATTATGACTTTTTTGAAGAAATGGCCGATGACATTTACGACTTTAGTGATGGCGTAGGTGAAGCCGCAAGTGGCGTAGAAAAATTAAAAAGAGGATTAAGAGGTTTTGATAAATTAAACAATATTA